TAGAAATATTACCAGATATTTTAGAAGCTAATGGTGGTGATGTCGAAGTAATCAGAGTTCCAAGAGTAAATACGGTAGAAGGATTAACGGAATCACACATTGCAAAATGGGGCTGGAATGTTGATAATGAAAAGAGAATTAATTGGCCAGATTATCAATGGAGGATATGGAAAAATATACCTACCATAAAATGGATAAATAAGGTGCATGAACAACTATCTGGATTTAATTCATATTCACAGTTTCCAGACACAGTTGAACTGTCATTGTACCACCCTAAGACTATTGAACGACAAGAAAAACAAAATAATTACTATAATACATTATAAGATGGAAGAAATTTTAAAATTAGTTGAACAATTTATTCAAGATAAGCAATCTAAAAAAGAATGGGTAGCTGGTAAAGATTTAGTACAGTATGCTGGTGATTATTTTGATGAAAAGGAATATGTTGCTGCAGTTAAAACATTGTTAGGTGGTTGGTTAGTATTAGGACAAGAAGGAATTCGTTTTGAATCTAGATTTCCTAAGAAATTAGGCAAAAAATTAGGTATACTAACTAATAGTGGATCTAGTGCTAATTTATTAATGCTGGCGGCACTAACATCGAAGCGAGGATTAGGATTACCAAAAGGTACTAAAGTTATAACACCGATTGCTGGATTTCCTACGACAATTAATCCAATATTACAATTGGGATTCGAACCAGTATTTGTAGATATTGAATTAGAGACACTGAATTTGGACTTAGATCAAGTTGAACAAAAACTAAAAGAAGATTCGGATATTCGAGTAATTACATTTGCACACGTATTAGGAAATCCACCTAACATGGATCGTTTAATGGAATTAGTTGAAAAATACAATTTAATATTATTAGAAGATTGTTGCGATGCATTGGGATCTACATATAAAGGAAAAGAACTAGGTTCATTTGGTAAAATGGCGAGTTGTTCATTTTATCCAGCACATCATATCACAATGGGAGAGGGTGGATTTGTTGCATGTAATGATATGGAAACGGAACGAGTATTAAGAAGCTTTAGAGATTGGGGTCGTGGATGTTATTGTGTTGGAAAGCAAAATCAAATTGAATGTGGTATGTGTAATCAAAGATTTAGCAATTGGATACCAGCTTTACCAAATGACGTATTTGACCATAAGTATGTATATGAAGAAATTGGTTATAATTTAAAACCAATCGAACTTCAAGCAGCGATGGCGTTTATTCAAATGCAAAAATTAGAAGAGATTGGTCAGATTCGAAGAAAGAATCATGCACTTATAGTTGACATCTTTAAACCATATGAAAAATACTTCCAATTGCCAAAAGCAACAGAAGGAAGTGATCCAGATTGGTTTGCAGTTGCATTGACAGTTAAAGATGGCGCTGGATTTAGTAGAGCAGATTTTTGCCAATATTTAGAATCTAATAAAATACAAACAAGACCTTATTTTGCGGGTAATATTATGTTGCAGCCAGCATATGAAGGTTTAATGGATCCTGAGCGAGTAATTGAAGATTTTCCAGTAGCAAGAAAAGTAACTACCGATACATTGTTTTTAGGATGTAGTCCTGTTATAACAGAAGAGCAGATTGCATATATTAAAACAATTGTAGATAAATTTTTTGAAAATAGATGAATATAGCATTTTTAACAGAGATGGGGTTTGTAGGTAAAATACCTGCAACCCATCCTAATATGCGAACAGAATTTGCATGGATGCATGCATTAGACGCTATACACCACAATATACGAGACTATGTTAACATATCTGGGTATGATAAAGTATTTATCATATTTCCAAAGGGTAGAGTATATTTAGATGCAGCTGGGTCTCGTTTATTAAATGAATCCAATCCTGTTACTGATTTATTACAATCAAATTTTATTAAAATCTTAAAACAAAATAATAAACAAGTTTATATTGTGCAAGAAGGACCAGCATGGTGGTTTCATAATTATGAGATGGTTGATCAAATTGAATTTATCAATATGATTCGCCAAAGTGATGGAATTTATGCTCATAACGAATACGACACGAAATTTTGGAAAGGTTATACCGATAATGTATTCGTTATGCCAACATTGATGATAGAAACACCAATTCAGCATATAACATGGAAACCAGAAGATAAAACAATCATTGGCGGCAATTTTAGCAGATGGTACGGTGGAATGTCTTCTTATATAGCAGCGCAACAATTCGAAAATGAAATTTATACTATAAGTTCTCATTCACAACGAGACTTAGAAGATCAAGTTGTAAAACATTTACCAAGAGTAATGTGGACAGAGTGGATGGAACAATTGAGTACATTTAAGTATGCAATACATCTGATGCCAACTATTGCTGCAGGAACATTTAGTTTAAATTGTGCATATTTTGGTATTCCGTGTATTGGTAATGAAAGTGTAGATACACAAAGATTATGTCATCCAGATTTATCAACAGATGTAGATGACGTAGAAAGGGTAGTACTACTAGTTAAAAGATTAAGAGATGATGAAAATTTTTACTTAGAGTGTAGCAAAACAGCTAAGGAAAATTATAGAAAATACTATAATTTAGAAGATTTTAATATAAAAATAATTAACAATGTAAATATATGATAGTACAAATAGCTCAACTTAGAAACGAATTACCGCTTATAAAAGAATTATTACCAATCTGGACAAAGTATGCAGATGGATTTGTTTTTCTTTTAGATACAAATACAGACGATACCCTCGAATACCTTGCAGAGGTTAAAGAGCAATTTAATATATTAGATGTACTTACTTATACGGAGTCAACTGATGCTGTTAAAATGGAGACAGACAACAGACAATTATTATTTGATACCGCAAAACAATACTCAAATAATATTATATGCTTGGATGCGGACGAGTACTTCGATGGAACAATGAGCAAACAAGAGTTAGAGAATTTATTAGAAAATAATCCTAACACAGTTTTTCATTTACGATGGGTACAATACACATCAACAAACACAATACGAGTTGATGGCCCGTGGGAAAATAATTATAAAGACCGAGTTGGAAATTATAATAAGCCATGCAGTTTCATAAAAACTCAAATGCATTCCACACACTTACCAATACCAGAAAATCAACAAGCTCTTGATCCGTCTACATTATTCATTGCACATTTACAATGGTTAGATAACAACCACGTTGCTATTAAGCAGTATTTTTGGAAAGTTATGGATTTTGTAAATAATAAAGAGTTTGGGGTGCATGTAGCAGGCAATGAAGCATATGATGCATCTGTAAATAATTTTAATTGGGAAGAGGAATACTTTAACTATCCATTACAAGTTAGAAGTGATATTTTTAGCGATATCCCTAACAAATATAACTATAGAGTTAATTGGATTAAAGATCAAATAGCATTACACAACATTCCAAGTTTAGGTGACTGGGGGTTGAATATACATGAAAGTGTTCCAATGTATTTTTATGTTAGTTGTAATAATAAACATTACAATTTGCTGTTAAATTTATTAGGCAGTCTGCACCGTTATAACTTTAATGACATTGTTGAAATCTGTGTAGTTGACACTGGTCTATCTGAGAATCAGAGAAAGGAGCTCGCAAATATTAAAAAAGTTGTAGTACATAAATTAGAAGAAAACCACACTCCCAAATACCCATATGCATTGAAATTAAGTTTAAATAGTACTGTTATATCACCATTGAATAAATTATTTATCAATCAAATAGAGCCAACTAAACAACTTGTTGATTATGAAGAGTTAGTGGAACTTACGAATGGTATATTTGAGCCTACATTTGAACTAATATATGATTCTTATAAACTAAATACATCTTCACTAAAAAGAAGATTTAATGTATCTTGTATAACAGCGATTGGCGATTTAGATAAATATGAAAGATTTATCGATAGTTATTTTAACAATATACAAAGTCAGATTGATTTTTCAAGAACAGAATTCGTAATTGTATATAAGGAATGGTCGAATAAGTTTGACAAATATCAATCATACAAAAATATTGTTTTTATACAAGAGATAGAGAAAAACGGGGTATATGGTGCATGGAATATAGGATTACAAAATTGTGTTTCTGAGTATGTAACTAATTGGAATATTGATGATATAAGATACCCACTAAATCTTAAAATAAAGTTAGATGCTCTAAATCGAGATATAAATATAGATTTAGTATATAATTATTACGTAGCAATGACTCCTAACGAGATTGAATTAGGTGTTGACCCTAGTAGTAAAAGTTATTTAACATATCCTGATAACTTCCATGATCATGTTAAATCTAGTTGTATGGCAGGTCCCGACCCGTTATGGAGAAAGAGTTATCACGCATTTGGTGGTTACTTTGATGCGGAACGGTTTAGTATAATTGGAGATTGGGAGATGTGGATACGTATGGCAGCATATGGATTAAAAATGCGATTAGTTCCACACGTTCTTTGTATATATGGTGATCATGGAGATACAGTTAGCAATAGTAGTTCGGTAAAGTTAGAAGAACAAAAAGAATTATTAACAAATCTATATAACAATGTAAATATCCCTATAGCAGATAGCATGCACCTAGGATTAACAGTATAATAATATAAAATAAAACTATGAACAAACTTACAGTAGCAATAACTACATTTCAAAAACGACTACCATTAGTTAAACAACTAATTACAAACATTAGAAAATCCTGTGATAATGATATAGTGTTAGTAGTAAATGCAGATAATGAAAAGGATATGGATGAATCATATAGACACGAGTTATTATTATTTTGCGCCAATATACCCAACTGTTATCCAATATGTTGCCCAGAGTTTAAAAGTTTACCAAAAATGTGGAACACTGCTGTAATTTTTAGTAAAACTGAGCATATACTTTTACTCAATGATGATGTTGAATATACAAACCCAAATGCTATTAGTGATATTGAGAGTGTAATAAACAACCATAGTTTAAATTGTTTTCGAATAAATTTTTCATATTCACACTTCATTGTATCTAAAACAATACTACACACAATTGGATACTTTGATGAACGATTATGTGCACATGGTGAAGAAGATGGTGATTTTGTATTGAGATATATTGAATACCATAGGAAACAAGTACCAGACGTAACAATCTCAGGAATTATTAACACAGCAGCTTATGATCTAGTAGGTGGCGATTTTGAAACTCACGATGGAAATAAACCAAAATTTAATAGAGAGTTTATACTTACAAAGTGGATAGATGATCCAGCAGGAATTAAAGGAATGGGTGTATCTCCCGTTAAACGAGCTATAGATGATTATCAACAATATCCATATGAGATGTTTGTTCGAAATAACAAACATAATATTTCAAAGTTTCAGACTATCACGATGTCGTATGAATAATATAATTACTAAATATAATATTAATGAGAAAAATTAAATATAATACCAATGTTTTTCCATTTAAATCCAAATTGGAAAACTTACTCAATATAGATGAGTTAGCTGGATTAAATGATACTGTAGAGGTTTTTAGCAGAGAAAAAGACCAAGGCACTATGTACCATAAAAAGTTTTACGAATGGGCCCGTACCAATGAGTTTGTTAGTATGTATGATCAGTTTATTTCTGAAGTGATTAGACCATTATATGATGAACAAATTGTATATCAAGCAGTCCCAACATTTAGAGTTGCATATCCAAATAATATTGCTGTTGGTGAGTTTCATAAAGACAAACATTATCGAAATGGTGAGTGGGCAACTAAAGTGAATGAAGATAATTTCTTTTTACCATTTACTAATGCGTATGATACTAATACTATATGGGTTGAGTCAGAAGAAGATAAGGGAGACTTTACACCAATTAATTGTAACTATGGCGAGTGTGTACAGTGGGATGGTTGTAACTTAACACATGGAAATAAAATTAATTTAACAGACAAAGCTAGGGTTAGTGTAGATTTCAGGGTAATTAGATATTCAAAGTATGTCCCGAGTGAAACTGAATCAATTAATACAAAGATTAAATTCCAAATTGGAGGTTATTATAAATTATTATGAATAAAGAATTAATAATTGCTACTTACGATCGTAGCTATAATTGGGTTGATAAAGTTAATAAGGATGTAACTCTAACTGTATATACTAAAAATGCCCAATCACAACAGGATAATGAAATATTAATACCATTAAATGTAGGTAGGGACGTACATACTTTTTTCTATCATATTGTAAATCGATATGATTCTTTATCCGATGTGACATTCTTTTCACAAGACTTCGGGTTAGAGCATGTAGACAACTACTATGACATAATCAATGGTAATGTTGATGATTGGACATATAATGCTAAACAACACTTTGAAAGTTATTGGGCATATCAGCGAGGTTTATACATTGGATGGGAATGGCACGCAGAGACTAATTCCAATGGTCGAGTATTACGATGTGATCAGTCGGGACTACCCAATCACCCAAACCTTCCTATATTACAAACATGGAATCGATTATTTGAAACTGAATGTCCTTCTATATTAGAGTATGTCCCAGGCGGCCACTTTTCTATAACGAAAGATCAAATTCATATAAGACCTAAATCTTTTTATCAAAATATTTTACAAATTCTAGAGGCTGAATATGTAGCTCCATGGGTATTTGAACGATTAGAGCCATATATATTTAACTCAAAATACAAAATAAAATCACATTATGAATAAATTAAGTGTATTCGGAAGTTCCGGATTTATAGGAAGTAGATTCTGCGAGTTATATGCGGATAATTCTATAAAAATTGATAGAAACGATCATCAACCTAAAACTGATGAAATATTATATTTAATAAGTACAGTGGATAATTATAATGTACATAAAGATTTACATATAGATATAGATACAAATTTAACAACATTAATGTCTATGTTACAAAACATTGACAAGAACAACCCAAACATAGTTGTTAATTTTGTTAGCTCTTGGTTTGTATATGGGAAAAATGAAGTTGTGCCATTTAACGAAGATACAACTCAATGCAACCCAACTGGATTTTATTCTATAACCAAAAGATGCGCAGAGCAAATGTTAATTAGTTTTTGTGAAACTTTCAATATTAAATATAGGATTTTTAGATTAGCTAATGTATTGGGAGAAGGAGATCAAAAGATATCTAGAAAGAAAAATGCATTACAGTTTTTAATTAAACAAGCTGTTATTGGTGAAGATTTGATTTTGTATAATGGAGGAACAGCAAAGCGTGATTATATATACGTTGATGATGTATGCGATGCAATAGCTACTTGTATAAA